CCTGCTGCTCCCATGTCTCTAATGCATAAGCAGCATCTGCTGCATCAAGAATACCTTTTGCAAACCTAGCTTCTCCACTTGCATCCGTTTGATATGGTGCAAAGACAAGCGTTTCATATTCTTGTGCGTATAATTTCATTTTCTTACTGACTTCAATTTGTTCTGTCCAGTCGTATTGACCTGAGCGACTTGGTGCATTGTGACGACGAACTTGGTTTAGATAATCTACTATTACTACTCCGACATCTAGTTGATTGACTTTCTTATCTAATTCAGACTGAATCTTAGAAAGTGTAAGGGCTGGATCATAAATAACATCTAACTGTCTCTCTTTATGCAAAGGAAGTTTTGTTAAGGCTTTGTGGAATGATTCAAAGTCATGAGTTTTTTGAAACTCTGGCAATAATTCATGTCCGCCATCAAAACGACCTGCCCACCAACCACCGACCATATTCCATTCTTGAGCAGAAAGCATTTTGTTTCTTAATCTGGAAAACGGTATCTTGGTAGCAATAGAACATATTCTCTGAAGTATTGATCTACTATCCATCTCAATGGTAAAGTACAGGGCACTACGCCCACCCTCATATACATTGGATGCTAGATTACAACAAGTCAGAGACTTTCCTGAACCTCGTCGTCCGCCCACAAGCACTAAGTCTTTGGGAGAGAACTTGATTTGTGAGTCATACTCACTATTGAGTCCTAAGGGTAAATACTTCGCTAGTTCTTTGTCATCCTCAAAGAGAGATATGCTCTGCATACTTTCTTCGGGCGGCTTGACATCTACCTTATCACTTACCCTTAAAACTATTTCTTGTAATTGTTCTATGTTTTCTTCTGCGCTAGCCATAGCGACTGTGTTATCGATATAGGAATCCAACTCATCTAGTATTTCTACTTGTGCATATTCATTCTTCAGATAGTCAAGTAAAAGCCAAGCGTCTACCTCGACATCTACGGACTCGATTGCGAATATTTTTTCTTGGAGTTGTCGATCTCGTACTTCATAAGAGAGATCTTCGAATTGGGGAAGGTCTTGATAATTATCGATATGCTTATCAAGGATGCGGAAAATTGACTGGTACTCGCCAGGTAGGTAATGTTCTTTTAACTTAGACCATGTGTCTAAATCTTTCTGAACTATAATCTGTTTTAAAAGCGCTGACGCTATATTCAATTGACCTCTCCCAAAGTAATAAAAAACGGGCAGGGGCGAACCCCTGCCTTAAACTAATCAAAAGACTAGGTAATTAACCGATATCTTTTTTAGCTGCGCCGTTGTAGTCAGAACATTGTAGTCCTCGTCTTGTCAACATAGTTTTTACGCCACGAACTGTTTTGCCGATTTGGTCAGCAATTTCTTCTACAGTGTGTGAAGCAACATCTACATCAGCAAGTACGTCAGCTTTGCTTGATCCTTTTGTTTCTTTTTGCTTTGGAATAGCGTTGATCTCACCACTTCTTAGAAGTGAAAGAGCTTTTCCTCTGATTGAGTTTACAGATTTGCCAAGTGCGTCAGCGATTTCTTCTACGAAAGATCCATCGTTAACCATTGATACAAATGTGCCTTCTTCTTCAGGAGTATAAGTTCTAACTGTTTCAACTTTAGGAGCAGGCTTAACATGAGAAGTTAATTCCATTGATAAGATTTTTCCTTGAATTGATTTAGCAGAGAATGATCCGCCTTCGAAGTTTGATGCAATTTCTGCATATGTGTAAGAGCCGCTGTTGTCAGTAACAAAGGCTTGTAAGGTTGCTTCTTGCTCGTCTGAGAAAGACTTAGAAGCAGATGCTGAAGCTAATTCAACATCAAATCCCATTTTTCTCAATTTGCTAGAAACTGATCTTGTTGATGTTTCTAACTCATCAGCTGCGTTAGCAACTGTTGATTGAGATATAGGGCTTTCAGAACCAACAAAGTCTGTTAACTGTTGAGTTCTTTCGTCTGTCCATTTAGGTAATGCCATGATTATTTTTCCTCTATAATTTGTTTTAGGTTGTTAAATATTTTTATCCCAAGTTCTTCTGCTTTTTTAGTTTTTGCACTTTCAATTCCACTTTCATTGAGTAAGATTGTTACATCCTTTGTTAAGGAACTCTTAACAATGAATCCATACTTTTCTAATACTTGAGTAGCGGCTGCTTTAGTAGGGTAAGATTTTAACTTACCACTAATGCAAACTGTTCCCTTAGTGTCGTCAAGACTGACTTTTGCCTGCTTTTTGCAAGTAAAAGAAAAGGGAAGGTTATAATATCCTTGAAAGTGGAAAGTGTTTACTAACCAGTCCATAAGATTCGACGCCGCTTTCGGACCCAGACCTGCCTCTATACATATCTCTGGGGTTATCTCACTTAATGATGAGATGTGTTGTGCTAGTTTATTAGTGGCACTTGAGCCAATCAGCGGTATCGAAAAAGCTGGTAATAGAGTTATAAGGTCGACACTCTTTGATTTCTGTATCTCGTTGTGTAGTTTCGTACCAAGTTTCTCTGAATCCAAGCATAATGATATTTCTTCTTGGGATAAAGAATAAATATCATGCAAATCAAATAAATCAAGTCTAGCAATAGTTGCAGGACCGAGTCCTTTGATTTTCAAAGTTTTTGCAAAGTGTTCAATACGCTTTGCAGATTTAGCAGGACAAGAGTCGTTCAAACAGAATAACTGATCGTTTACAAATTCCAGTACACTGTTACATGCTGGACAATTTGTTGGCGGTACTATCTGTCTCAAAGTTTCTCTTTCTCCTAAATATGATATTATTATATCAAACGAGAGAGGAAATGTCAAGAATTATTTTTCGGAAAGTGGGATAAAATAAGAGAGGATATTTTGAAACACTCCGTATGCCCACCAAATTTTTGAGTTGGGGAATAACTATCGTGTTTAAACTCCTCGTGGAGGGACTGCTCAATTTTCCAGCAGTTGTAGATGGTGTCATGATAAGTTCGTTGAATACGCAGATCGTATCCTTTGAAGCCACGACTTCTTTTGATTACATGCCGCCAGTCTTTACCACTAGCGATACCGACTTTGATGCACTCGCGCTCAAAGGTTCTTTGATTTACTAAAATAACTCCATACAATACACCTTCTCGTTCTTTTTCTTCAGGTCTATTGTTGAAGTATGTTTGATTGTAGACTCCTCCGCTCACCACTTAAGTCCATGTTCAAGTGCGTACTTACATCCTTGATAAAAGTCTCTATCTTCTTCGGATATAAAATGCCATTTATAGCTTACTCCATACATTTTTTCTTCTACTTCTTTGGGGTGAGTAAGATGCATTTGTTTATTCATCATTTCTTCGAGTTCATCAAACTGTTTTGTGATCATTACTTTGTATTCTTCTACTTTCTTACTCATTTCATCCAATATCTTTTAACTGGGGGGTTAACTTGTTTCTTTTCCTTTACTGGTCTTTTCATAAGTTTGCCACAAGAATGGCACCTTAAGTTTATTTGTAGCAACTCACATATTGCCTCGTCTTTTGGTAAAGCGAAACAAGTATGAGGGTGAAACATTTCTGTAGGCAAAGGAAAGCCTATATGTTTCATCTTACAACTAAGTCAATTAAGACAAAACTCAACAACATAAACCCAAACATACCTACTTGTACTACTGACATAATAGCTACTTGTTTCATTGGGTGTACATCTACAATCTTTTCAATCATATCTTCACTAGGAGATAAGTTTGCAACTTGTAATAACTTTTCTTCTTTCATTCAGTTTGTGCTTTGCCTTGTTTTTTCATCCACTCTCTATGAGTTGGTTTATGTTTCATTATACTACGATTACGCAAGAAAGCCTGTCGTAGTTCATCATTCATTTTCTGTGATTTAGTCAATGGTTTCATCTCTTTTTGTTTTTTATGTGGAAATAACCACTGTATTATTTTAATTGCCATTTATTGCAAGTCTCTTCTGAGAGTACTAATGCTGTGTACTCGCCTACTCTACACCAGCCTTCGCTGAGTTTAGAACTAATTTGATGTATGGGATCATAGAATTTACACTCACCACACGGTTGGTTTGGAATTGGTTCAAGTCTTTTTAACTTAACCTTTTTCATTACATAAGTGTTCGTATTCGGTATATCCTCCGATTGATTTTGCTACTTCAGTTTCAAATACAGGATGTCCTTCATTGTCTACCTCTGTAACTACAATCTGTGGAAAGGTTCTTGCTGTAGGAAACTTTTCCATAAACTCTGGAAATTCAAAGTCTATTCCTAACTGCATATAAGTGTAATCATGTCCCATTCTCTCTGCAAGATTCTTTGCTTTTACGCAATAAGGACACTGTTCTTTACCATAAATTTCTACTATCATTTTACATTCCATTCTTCGTTTCCGTTCTCTGTGTTAAATCTTCTCACTAGATACTTGAAATTGTTAATTAAATATGTAGGATAATCTTCTGTGACTGAAAGCATATCATTAGTTTCGTCACAGTGATCGAGCCACATTCTACTTACAAAACTAGTAAATTTATCACTAAATATTTCTGTAAATGCTTCTGCTCTCAATCGACTCTCCTTACAACTTGGGGTATAATTTCCCCTGCTCTTATAACTTCAACCATACATCCGATTTCAAGACCGAGGTCTTCGATGATTCCAATGTTATGTAAGGTTGCTCTTGCTACTCTTGCACCATCTATGTCAATCGGATCGAGTATCGCTACTGGGGAAACATTCCCTGATTTTCCTACTTGCCACACAACATCAATGAGTTCTGTGACTACACCTTCTTGTTTTACTTTCTTTGCAAATGCTCCTCTTGGGTGATGAGAAGTATATCCTAATTCTTC